AAATCGGTGATAGTTGCACCTGGTAAATCAATTAATATGCCAGACAAATATGTAACCTTTACCTTAAAGAAAAATTTGTTTGAAAAATTTAAAAAAGGTATGACAACTTTAAATCATCCAGACGTAGCAGTTAAAGGTGATGGTAAAACAATAAGTGTAGTTGCAACAGATAAAAAGAACAAGTCTGCTAATAACTATTCAATTGATGTTGGTGAAAGTGATAAAGAATTTACTGCTTACTTTAAAGCAGAAAACTTTAAACAGATTGTTGATGATTATGATGTGGCAATATCTAAACAAAAGATAAGTCATTTTATAAACAAAAACAAACCAGTACAATATTGGATAGCATTAGAACCTGACTCTGAATTTTAAGGAGTGTTCCAATGTCCGATTATTTGTGGGTTGAAAAATACCGACCGAGAAAAATAAAAGATTGTATATTAACAGACGATCTTAAAAAGACTTTTACAGAATTCCTTAATCAAGGAGAGATTCCCAATCTATTACTATCAGGTACTAGTGGTACAGGTAAGACTACCGTAGCACGTGCCTTATGTGATGAGTTAGGGGCTGATTATCTTCTTATTAATGGTTCAGATGAAGGCCGTCAAATAGATACGTTAAGAAACAAGGTTAAAAACTTTGCGTCTACCGTATCTCTAACAGAAAAATCCAATCATAAAGTTGTCATAGTTGACGAGGCGGATTATATGAATCCAGAGTCCGTTCAACCAGCTTTAAGAAATTTCATTGAAACTTTTTATAGTAATTGTAGATTTATATTTACTTGTAATTATAAGAATAAGATATTACCAGCCTTACACAGCAGGTGTACCGTAATTGATTTCAGAATTGAGAACGGTCAAAAAGTAAAGACCGCTACCGAGTTTATGAACCGGTTAAGTATTATCTTAAAAGATGAGAAGGTTGAATTTGATAAAAAAGTTTTAGCAGAACTAATACAAAAATACTATCCAGATTTCAGAAGAACTATTAATGAATTACAAAGGTATTCTGTACGTGGTAAAATTGATAGTGGTATTTTGTTTAGTTTATCAGAGACTAATAATAAAGAATTGATACAAGTATTAAAAGAAAAACGTTTTAATGATATGAGGAAATGGGTTGTTCAAAACCTAGATAAAGAACCATCATCATTATTTACTGGCGTCTATGATATATTATATCAACATCTTACACCACAATCTATACCACAGGCAGTTTTAATCATTGCAGGTTATCAATACAAGTCAGCTTTTGTTGCCGACCAAGAGATTAATATGGTTGCTTGTTTAACGGAGATTATGGCCAATTGTAAGTTTAAGTAATGTATCAATTAAAAGAATACTTACAAGCAATTAACGAGACTAAAAAACCACTTTTAGATTCAGAAGATATTATGTGGGAAAAGAAGTACAACTCTTTTCTTATTAATAGATGTTTATCTATGCATTATGATACCGTTATGCATAGTAATGAGATAAATGGATTCCACTTTTTGCCAAAAAGGATGCAATTTCACTATTTTATAAATAGTATCCGTAAGAGAAAGCGATTTGGAGGTAAATGGCTCAAGCAGAGCAAGATAGACAATTTAGAATGTGTCAAAGAGTATTATGGTTATAGTAATTCAAAAGCAAAACAAGCTCTCAACTTACTTTCTAAAGACCAAATTGAATTAATTAAAAAAGAAATTTATAAAGGTGGAAGAAAATGAGCGAAGAAGCAACAATAAACTGGTCTGTTGAAGATATGTTAGAGGTAACTATCAAGCAACCAGACGATTTCCTAAAGGTCAGAGAAACATTAACACGTATTGGTGTTGCGAGTCGTAAAGATAAGACTCTATACCAGTCCTGTCATATATTACATAAACAAGGCAAATATTACATCATACACTTTAAAGAGTTATTTGCTTTAGACGGTAAAAAATCAACACTAACACAAAACGATATACAAAGACGAAACACAATAGCTTTATTATTACAAGATTGGAATTTAGTTAGTATTAAAGAAGGAACTAAAGCCGAAGATAAAGCACCGTTAAGTCAGATAAAAGTTTTACCTTTTAAAGAGAAGAAAGAGTGGACCCTATCATCTAAATATAATATAGGTAAGAAACCACAAGAAAAACCAAAGGAACAAACTAAAGTAGATGAGTAATGCAAGTATCAAATTTCAAAGATTTTATATCTGAAGCTAAGAAGCCAGAGAAGTTTAGACTATTAATAATTTCAGACGAACCTGAAAACAATAAGAACTTCCATACTGCTGAAAGACTATTAGAAGAAGCAGAGAAGTTAGGTTGGAAAGGTTATGTTTATAGAAATACTGGTGGATTTGTAACCAAAGAAGAAGACGAAGAGTTATATTTCCATAACAAAGACGATAAAAAAGGTTTCAGAGTATCAGCAAGAGACACAATAGCAGTAGTTAGAGGTTCAGTTGTCCGTAAGGATAGTTGGATGGACATTGTTTCAAGACTAGAAAAACACCAAGTTTGTGTTATTAATAGTAGAACGTGTATAAATGTATGTGCTGATAAGTATAGAACTTCATTAAGACTATCTGATTATGGTATCAAACAACCCAAATCAGTATTGGTTACCGATTATGAAAAATCTTTTGAAGCATACGAACAATTAGAAGAAAAATTTCCTATTATATTAAAGACATTAAGAGGTAGTAAAGGCGTTGGTGTAATCTTTATTGAGTCAGAAGTATCATTAGACTCTATTGTACAATTAATTAACAAACAAGATGAAGACGCTGATATATTATTACAACAATACATTAAATCAGATTATGATGTTAGAGTATTAGTATTAGGTGGTAAAATATTAGCAGCTATGAGACGTGATGTAATTGAAGGAGATTTTAGAAGTAATGTTTCCCAAGGTGCCAAAGTTAGAAATTGGAAATTAACAGAACAAGAAATAGAAGAAAGTTTAAAAGCTGCTAAGGCAGTTAATGGTGTATGGACGGCAGTTGATTTTATACCTGCTAAGAATAGAGAAAAAGATCCACCATTTATTATTGAGGTTAACTCTTCTCCAGGTACAGAAGGTATTGAAGAGGCAAGTGGCCAAAATATAAGTAGAGAAATTTTAAAACACTTTTCAGATAGAGACAATTGGATTAAAGTACCTGCTGAATGTGGTTATAAAGAAGTGGTAAATATCCACCCATTTGGTGAAATTGTGGCAAAATTTGATACGGGTAATTCCGGTATGCCAGTTATTCACGCTGATAAAATGAAAGTAAATGGTAAAAAGGTTACTTGGAGTTTATTAGATAAAACAATTACAAGTGATATTATCAAAACAGAATCAATAAGTGTAGGTGGTTTAAGAGATTATAAAGAAAAAAGATACGTAGTTAAACTTGATGTAGGGTTTGCTGGCGGTCTTTATACAGATACAGAATTTACGTTAGATGATAGAGACGAAAAGTCCAAGATATTATTTGACCGAGAAATTATGAATAGGTTTAACGTTATGGTTAACCCTAATAGAAAGTACATAATAACAACCAAATATAGTTTGGTAGATAAGAAAGGAGAAAATAAAAAATAAGATGAGTATAAGTGGAAAAGTAAAATGGTTTAATCCAACCAAAGGATTTGGATTTATAGCAAGAGAAGACAATGAAAAAGATGTTTTCGTACACTCTTCAGCACTACAAGCAGCAAACTTGGAGTTAAATGAAGGTGACGCAGTATCTTTTGATATTACTGAAACGCCTAAAGGCAATTCAGCAATTAACTTACAAAAAAACTAAAAAAGTAGGAGATAATGATTAGAGTATTTAGATTAACGACAGGTGAAGATTTGATTGGTGACAAACAAGAAAGTGGTCAAGATACCACAACCATTAAAAAACCATTCGTGTTATTGCCTATGCAACCTGCACCAGGCAAACCAGTTTCAGTTGGATTTACACCGTATAGTCCATATGCAAATAGTGATACAATAACTATTAAAACTGCTAATATAATTTCAGAGGTAGAACCTAAAACTGAATTAGCAAATGCATATAAAAAGAATACAGGAACTGGAATTATGGAACCAACAATAAAAGAAAAACAATTTATTACCGAAAATCCATTACCAGATTTGAAGTGATAGACGTTTATTTTGTTAGAAACGGATCAAAAATCCGTGTTCTAGCTAGAGAAGGCTTGACTGCAATGGAAGCGGCCAAGTTTGAATCACACGTAGAGATACCAGAGATACCTGCCGATTGTGGTGGGAATTGTATGTGTTGTACGTGCCACGTTTATGTGGATGAAAAGTGGGTAGATAAACTACCAAAGATTGAAGATAATATATTGTTAGAACAAG